CAGACCGTCACGCACATCCACCGCACGGCCCGCCGCGGGCTGGTGCGCCTGGGGCTCGCCGACCCGGCCGAGCTCACGGACGAGGCCAAGCGGGAGTTCAACGAGAAGGCGAGCCACCTGGCCCTGCTGGAGCACGTCACCGGGCGCAAGGCGGCCAAGCGGCTCGCCGCGGCCGTCACCGAAACCCAAGCCAAACTCCCCGTCCAAAAGACCCTCGAGGCCTTCCAACAGTGACCCCGCTCCGCAACGCATCGCAACGCAGCACTCCGCCGCACGGCGCAGCGCAACATTTCGCGACGCATCGCAACGCCTATTTTGCGCCCCCGGAGACCGACCGAACCAAAACACCGCCGCAACGCTCCGCAGCGCAGCGCGGCGCAACGCGGCGCATCGCAACGCATCGTTTTTTTCCGACCCCGGAGACCGACCGAGCCAAAACACCGTCGCCGCGGCGCTCCGCAGCCCGCCGCGCCGCGACGCGCCGCAGCACTTCGCCTCGCCGCGCTCCGCGCCGCTGCTTAACGCACCGCAACGCAACGCCTATTTTCCGCCCCCCGGAGACCGACCGAATCAAAACACCGCCGCGCCGCCCCGTGCCTCGCCGCAACGCTACGCAGCGCGACGCCGCGCTGCGCTCCGCACCGCATCGCAACGCCTATTTATCTTCCGTCCTCCGTGCCCTCTGTGTCCTCTGTGGTGAGCTTCCAAGGCCACCAACACAGCGCCGGCCGGCGGGCCGCAAGCCGAGCTCCCACGCCCCCCGTGGAGCAACGCCCAGGCCCGCCGCCGGCCGTGTTTAGACCGGAGGCTGGAGGCTGGAGGAAGAAGACCGCAGGCAAACCACCGAGGGACGGAGAAATGAAAGGGAAGAGGCCGTCGAAACAGCTTGAGAGGTATCGCGTCACGACCGGCCCGCTGGCCAGCCGACCGGCAGACGGATACAACGGGGCCTTTATGGTGCCCGGACCCAGCGGCGTGGTTCTGGCCTGCATCGTGTCGGACGCCCGTCACTGGCAGCAGTCCGGTCTGCCCGGCCAGCCCTTCGAACACGTCAGCGTCTCGCTCCAGGCCCGTTGCCCGACCTGGGAGGAGATGAATTTCGTCAAGCGGCTCTTCTGGCGTGACGATGAGACCGTGATCCAGTACCACGTCCCGAGGGATCGGCACGTCAACGTCAACGAGCACTGCCTGCACTTGTGGCGGCCGACGCAGAGCAAGATCCCCACGCCGCCCATCGTGTGCGTGTGAGCCATGTTAGGCTGGTGGACACCCTGTCCTCTCCCCTTTCCCCCCTCCCCTTGCACTCTTCTCCGTGCCCTCGGTGCCTCTGTGGTAAGTGATCCCCCTTTTTCCTCTTGACAACACGCGCACGCCGCGGATAGTCTGGACCAGGCTGGGGCGTGGGATCTCGGGAGGATGCTCCCTTTCCTTGACGCCCTATCCGCACGCCAAGCCGCTCGCCGCCGCACATATTCTCTTTAGCGGCTTCACGCAGTCCGAGGCCCGGCCGAACGGCATCCTGCGTCTCTGGCGACGGCTCCACGATCTGCACGCCGGGCCCGACACGGCCGTCCTCTACTACACCTGGGACGCCGACACCTCGGCCCTGGCCGAGTGGATCTGGCGGCTCTCCAACGGCGACGACCCGCCCCCGCGGCTCTACGTCTACGGCTACTCGTGGGGCGGCTGGGCCGCCGTGCAGTTCTGCCGCCAACTCTCCCTCCGCAGCGATCGGCTCGCGGTCCGCCGGCTGGTGCTCTCCGATCCCGTCTATCGCCACAAGCTCTGGATCGGCAACTGGCGGGCCCTGGTCGGCTGGCCCCCGATCCGCGTCCCGCGGAACGTCCGGGCGGTCTGGAGCTGCCGGCAGGAACAAAACCGGCCCCGCGGCCACCGCCTCGTGGCCGACGATCCGCTCGGCACGAGCATCCCCGAGCCGGTGCTCCTCTCGATAACCCATCAATACGCCGACGACGCCTACGCCTTCCAGGACGCGGCCGAGGCGGCGAGCAAGGAATAGGCATGGCCAGACGAGCACACAAGGGGGCGTGGCGGTACAAGCCGGACCGGCGGGACTGGCGGGCCTCGGGCCTGCGGCGTCCCGCCGCCGTCGCACCCCGCGATACGTTCGTCTGGCCCACGCCCTGGCCGCCGCGGGACCAGCACGAGACGCCGGCCTGCGTGGGCTACGCCTGGGCCGGCTGGCTCGACGCCCACCTCGGGCCGGGCCACGGCATGGACCCAGAGGATCTCTACCGCCGTGCCCAGCGCCGCGACCCCTGGCCGGGCGAGGACTACGAGGGATCGACCGCCCGCGGCGGGGCCAAGGTCCTGCGAGCGATCGGCCTGGTCCACAGTTTCTACAGGGCCGACTCGCCGGCCGAGCTGGCCGAGGGGGTGCTCTACCACGGGCCGGCCGTGATGGGCACGGCCTGGTACGAGCGGATGAGCACGCCGCGGCCCGGCCGCCACGGCCGGCTCTACGCCGTCGACGAAGGCCAGCCGGAGGGCGGCCACGCCTGGCTCGTGATCGGCGCGTCGACGGCCGACCGCTGGTTCTTGCTGCGGAATAGCTGGGGGACCGATTACCCCGACACGTTTTTGACCTGGGGCACGATGGCCCGGCTGTTGAAACAAGAGGCCGAGGCGATCCTGGCCGTCCCGGCCGACTGAGCCACGGAGACGACAGAGAAGAGTGTAGAGGAAAAAAGGGAAAATGGAAAAACGGGAAGCAAGCACCAGAGGGGAGGCGGGGCGGGGGCGGCCGGCCGTGCGCACCCTCCGGTCTCCGGCCTCCGGTCTTTCCTCCCTCCTCCTCCTGCTCTGTGTCCTCTGTGCCTCCGTGGTCCTCTTGGCGGCCGCGCCCTGCTGTGGGCCGGCCGGGGAGCCGCCCCTGCTCCTGGTGTTTGGGGCCTCCTGGTGCGGTCCCTGCCGCCAGATGGCCCCGGACGTCGAGCGGCTCGAAGAGAGCGGCCTGGTCCGCGTCCAGCACGTCGACATCGACGCCGACACCGAGACGGCGCGGCGGTGGCGGGTCGAGGTCGTGCCGACCTGCGTGCTGGTCGTCGGCGGCAGCGAGGCCGGCCGGCTCGTGGGCGCGACCAGCTACGCGGAGCTCGCGCAACTCTGCCGCCGCGGCGTCACCGGCCCGGCCCCGGTCGAGATCCAAAACCCGGCCCCGCCCGGCGGCATGTCGCCGGGCATCACCCGCCCGGCCAACTGGCCCGTCTGCGTGCTGGTCGTCGCCCGCTACGAGGGCGGCGCGATCGGCGGCGGGAGCGGGACGATCGCGGCGGTCCGCCACGGCACCGCCTACGTGGTCACGTGCGGGCACGGACTCCGCGAGCCGGTCGCCTCGCTCGAGGTCGTCACGCCCGACGGTCGCCGCTTTCCGGCCCGCCAGATCGGCGGCGACGACCAGGTCGACGTGGCCGTGCTGGCGATCGACGCCCCGGGCCTCGAGGCGGTCGAGCTCGCCGACGCGATGCCCGAGATGGGCCAAAAGGTCTGGGCCGGCGGCTACGGGCCCGACGGCACCTGGGCCTGGTACGCCGGCGAAGTCACGGCGCACGCCTGGCCCGGCCTGGGCGCGCCCGACGGCCCGCCGCCGTGGATCGAGTGGACCGGCGACGCCCGCGACGGCGACTCGGGAGGCGGCGTCTTTCTGGCCACCACGCCCGAGAAGCGGGACTGCGTGCTCGTGGGCCTGATCTCCGCCAGCCGCGACGGCCGCAGCGTGGGGCCGGCCATGCCGGCGGTCCGCGATCTCTTGGCCCAATGGATCCCCGACTTCCCCCGGCCCGTCGCGGATCTGCCCGTGCCGCCGATCCCGGTCCCGGTCCCGTCCCTCCAGCCTCCAGCCTCCAGCCTCCCACCTCCGTCGCCCTCCACGCCCGAGCCCGAAGCCGCCGCCCCGGTGACGCCTCCTGCCCCCACGCCCGGGGCCGGCGGTGAGGGCTCTTTGGAATCGATTACGGTCCCCGACAGCCCCGGGGAGAGCTCAACACCACCCGAGCACCGCGGCGGGTCCAGCGCCGCCGCCCAGCCACGGACGGCACTCCCCGGGGCCTCTTTGTTTTCCCGTGGCCCTTCCAGCCTCCTCGACACGGCCGGCCTCCACGTCGCCGTGGCGATCGCCAGCGCCCTGGGCATCACGCTCACGCCGGCCGCGGGCTACGTGGCCTGGCGGGTGGTGCGCGGTCTGATCGCCTGGCGACGGCGGAGGCGAGGCCGCAGACCGCAGACCGGAGACTGGAGGGAAGAAGAGGGACGCACCACGGAGGACACCGAGGACGCCGGCTGCGTGGTGCCCGACATCCCCTCCCCGCCCCCCTGCCCGCCGGCGGAGCCGAAGACCGCCTCGCAGACGCAGCCGGCGACGGAGCAAACGCCGCCGCCGCCGCTCGGGGTCGGCTGGCAGGACGGGCAGACGACGACGCGGAATCGCTACGTCCGCGTCCGAGAAACGAATCTGGAGGGCGAGGCCTACAAGGAGGCGATCGCCTCGTGGGCGACATCCAATCCCCGCACGGCCGGCCTGATGCAGGCCGTCGATGAGCTCGCCCAAAACATCTACCACGGCAAACAAGTCGCGGCCCGCATGGAGCCGCAACCCGACGACCCGCAAATCGTTCCCCAAGGAGTCTGACATGGCCAGCAACGGCTACACCTTCGTCTCCGATCGCGCCCTGCTGTACGACGTGGAGCCGTGGAACCGGCTCGGCTTCGGCGTGCCCAATTTCGGCGACAACGTGGGCACAAAATCCGTTCCGATCTGGAACCTGGCCGACTACGTGGCCAAGGCCCAGTTGTTCATTATGACGCACATCGACGCCCAGCGCATGCAGCCGCCCAGCCGGAACACGGTTGAGCGGCTCGGCAAGCTGGTCAACCGCGTCAACAGCGTGCTCGGGGGACGGATGAAGGAGTATTCCGACTTGCGGCTCGAGGAGCAGCACGCTTCCGCGGAGCTGCGAATCTGGAACATCCACCCGGCCCCCTACTTTCGTTCGGCCATCGTGCGGAACCACTGGCTCACCGAGTACAACGAGTTGTGCATGGTGGGGCTGACGAACATCTACCAGCACTCGGACAACGCGCTCTCGCTCACGATCACGCAGGCCTTCGCCCAGGACGTCTGGAAGTATTTCCGCGAGATCAAGCTCTTGCTCGGCTCCGAGCTCCTGCTCGTGCCGGCCGAGCAGCTCGCCGCCGACGCCTTCATCTTCACCGACGAGCACTACGACGCCTACAAGCCGGACCTCGTGACGCTCAACTTTGAGGCCCTCGACACGCCGGGCCCGATCCAGAGCACCTCGACCGAGGACGACTTGCGGCCGCTGTTCGAGGGCATCCCAGCCAACGTGCTGGCGCCGAAGCTCCGGCAGTACCCGGTCGGCGAAGACCTGACGGGCCTGAGCGGGGCCGCCCTCCCGGCCGAGGCCAGCGCGGTCGGCACCGAGGACGGCTCGGCCGTCGCCCCGGCCGGCCGCAACATCGGCGAGCCGCAGACGTAGCGCAAAACCTCCGCGAGAAGGCCCGCGCGGGGTGCTGATTTATCCCGCGCGGGCCGCAGCGGGGAGGCGCGAGGCCGCAAAAAGGCACCACAGAGGACACAGAGGACACAGAGGAAAGACGTGTAGGGGAGAAAAGGGAAAATGGAAAAAGGGAACACGACAACAGATAGGGCTCGCCCCGCCACCCCTCTTTTTCTTCTTCCCCTTTTTCCGCTTCCCCCTTTCCCCCTTACATCTTCTGCCTCTGTGGTAAGTGATCCTCCTATTTCGCCCGAAATGGAAACGAGCCCATGAGCGACGCACACATCGACGCCCCCCTGGTCGACTCCCGCGTGATCGACGGCGACACGATCGACGCGGCGATCGGGCTGCGGCTGCCGATCCGCATCGAGGGCATCGACACGCCCGAGCTCCGCGTGGCCGGCCAGTTGGCCGCCGCCCTGGTGGCCCAGTCGCACACGCGGATCTGGATCCAGCAGGCGCGGCACAACCAGCAGACGATCATGGCCCGCGCCACGGCGCTGGGCCAATACGGCCGGCTCGTGGGCGACCTCTATCTGCCGGCCACGGGCGAGACGCTTTCGGGTTATCTCCTGGCGGCCGGCGTGGCCGTCAAGAGCGAGGACGGCCGCCGCCACCAATGGACCGACGAGGAGCTCCGCCGAATCGAGAGGCTGGCACCATGACGGCAAAAGTGGCGACCGCGCGGGAGGGGCTCTCTTGGACGGCGATCGGCGTGATCGTCTCCGTGCTGGCGATCGCCGCCGGCGTGGCCGCGGCCGGGCTGGGCTGGCACGCCAATCTCTTGATCGAGATCAACTCGGCGTTGGCCGGGATCCGCTCGGACTTGAAGACGGCGCTCAAAGCGCTCGAATCGGCGGACGCCGAGCGGGAGCAACTCCGCTGCCGGCTCGACGAGCACGACCGGCGGATCACGACGCTCGAGGCCCACGCGCCCCGCTCGCCGCCTTGAGCGGGAGGCGGGAGACTGGAGAGATCACCACGGAGGCACGGAGAGCACGGAGGACGAACGAGTGGCACAAATCGTACTGCTGGATAAGTCGTTGCGGGCGGGCGAGAACGCGGGGGACGTGATCAGCGTCCACGGTGATGACGTGGAGCTGTCGGGGGCGGGCTACGCGCTGGCCCGGATCGTGCAAGTCAAGGGCCCGACGGTCGAGGAAGTCCGGGCGGCGCTCTTGGGCCCGGAGATTCGCCCCATCTGGCGGTCGAAGGCTCCGGCGAACGAGTGGACGACGGAGCAGCCCGAAGAGAAGCCCGTTTGGATCGACGGCGAAGACAAGAAGTTTCTGGAAAAGCCCCCGCGACACGCCGTCAATCTGGCGTTGTCCGCGGAGGATCTGACGGCACTGGCCGATGCCAAGACGGACAAGGCCGCGACGCTCGCGCTTTTGGCGGCACGGAAAATCGAGAACGTGCGGCGTGAGATCGCCAATGATACAAAAGTGACCCTGGCCACGATAGCCGATGCCAAGTAACGTCTATTATTCTGTCAGTCCCTACGGCACGGGGGACGTCAAGACCGGCTCGCCCACGATCGAGATCGCGGCGGGCGTGGCCACGTTGAGCGTTGCGCAGACGGGCAACATCGGCGTCGGGTGCTGCATCGACTTTGGGGCCGGCAACACGTTGATCTATATCGCGGCCGTCAATTCCGCGACCTCGTTTGACGTCGTGACCGCGACCGGCGGTACGCCATCCAATGTCAGCCCGGCCGAGACGGTCAACTCGATCCACCACGAGTACGCCTCGTTGAACGCGGCCGAGGCGGGCTACACGGACGCGAACCACGTCAACAATACGGACCTGACAACCGCGGACGTGCTGGTCAATCTCGCCTGTTACTACGACCACGACGACGACACGGCGGACGGGACGGCGGTCACGCTCGACGGTGCCACGACGGATTCAACCCGCTACGTGCGGATCTACACGCCCCAGGGCGGCACGGAGTCGATTAACGATCAGCGGCACGAGGGGAAGTGGACGGCATCTCGGTACGCACTGGATGTTACGGCGACCGTCCTGGACCTGGGGGATGATTACGCAGAGGTTGTCGGGCTGCAAATCAGATGCACTTCAGCCTCCACGTATCGCAAAGGGATCTATCTGCGAACCAGCGCGCCCGATAACGTCACGATCGACAGGAATCTGGTTGTCGGCAACGGCGTAGGTGGCGCCTCTGAAGGGATCGTGTTGGACGGCAGCGGACACACAGTCAGCAACAATGTAATCTACGGCTGGAACGGATACGGTTGCCAGGGATACTACGACGATGGCAATTGCCTCTTCGCCAACAATACACTATACGCCAACGGGGTCTACGGGTTACTTCTGGACAGTTCGGGGTCCAAGGTCGTCAACACGATAGCCTACGGCCACGGGACCAAGGATTTTTATGGCGGCGAGCCGGCCGGCAGCGACTACAACTTTTCCGAAGACGACACGGCGCCCGGCGCCAATTCGATCCACGGCGCCAGCGATTCCAAGACGCCCGATTTCGTTGACACGGGCAGCGGCACGGAAGACTTCCACCTCCAGAGCACGTCCGACGCGATCGGCACAGGCGTGGGGCCGTCGAGCGATTCGGACGTGCCGACGCTCGACATCGACGGCGACACGCGCTCGGGCGCGACGACCGACATCGGGGCCGATCTGTACGTGGCGGCGGGGCCGAGTGGGGCCAATACACCCTGGCATTTACTTTGCGGGAGGGCCGCGTAATGGCGAGCCGAGGGCAGACGCTGACGATCACCTACGTTGCCTGGGACACCGATGCCAACGCCGGCAAGACGGGCGACGTCGCAAACCATACGCTGCGTTGGGTGAAGGACGGCACGAGCGCGGCCCCGGACAACTCGCCCAGCGAGGTCGATGCCACCAACGCGCCGGGGATCTACAAGATCACGCTCACAGGAACCGAGTGTACGTGCTGGGTTGGCGTGCTGGCCGGCAAGTCGAGCACGGCGGACGTGGTAGTGATGCCCGTCACGATTGCGTTTGAGCAATTGCCCACGGCCGCCCCGGACGCCGCCGGCGGCCTGCCGATCAGCGATGCCGGCGAGTTGGATCTCGACACGCTCTTGGCCCGACTCGACGCGGCCGTGAGCAGCCGCTCCACGCACGACGCCGACGCGGTCGTGACGGCCCTGGGCACCGGGTCAACGCTCACGGATTGTGCGACGGCGGCGGGCTTTTCGACGCTCGACGCGGCGGGGGTGCGTACGGCGATCGGGCTGGCCGAGGCGAATCTCGACACGCAGCTCGGGACGCTCTCGACGCACGACGCCGACGCGGTCGTGACGGCGCTGGGCACCGGGGCGACGCTCACGGATTGTGCGACGGCGGCGGGCTTTTCGACGCTCGACGCGGCGGGGGTGCGTACGGCGATCGGGCTGGCCGAGGCGAATCTCGACACGCAGCTCGGGACGCTGTCGACGCACGACGCCGATGCAGTGGTGACGGCGCTGGGCACCGGGGCGACGCTGACGGATTGTGCGACGGCGGCGGGCTTTGCCACGGCCGAGAATCTCACGGTCGTGGCCGGGTATCTCGACACGGAGATCGCGGACATTAAGACGGTGACGGACAAGCTGGGCGATACGCTCGAGGATGACGGGGGGACGTATCGCTTCACGTCCAACGCGCTCGAAGAGGGGCCCGCCGGGGAGCTGACGGCGGACGCGATCGACACGACGCTGACGGCGTCGCACGGGGCCGGCTCGTGGCAGACGGGCGGGGACACGGGCAGCGGGGCGAACACGGTCACGCTCACGGTCGACGACGGGGCGGATGCGGTGGTGGGGGCGAAGGTGCGAGTGACGTGTGGGGCGCTCTCGTATCTGGACACGACGGACGACTCGGGGGAGGTGAGCTTCTCCTTGGACGACGGGACGTGGGCCGTGGCGATCACGCGGCCCGGGTATTCGTTCACGCCCACGACGCTGGCCGTCTCGGGGGACACGGAGGAGACGTACAGCATGACGGCGACGGTTGTTCCGGCGAGCGAGCCGGGGCAGGTGGTGGGGTATCTGTACTGCTACGACGAGGAGGGGCAGGCCGAGGAGGGCGCCGAGATCCAGCTCCAGCAGACGCGGGCCGCCGAGGCGACGGGCGTGGCCTACGACGCGACGGTCCGCACCGAGACGAGCGACGCGACCGGGCTCGTCGAGTTCGCCGGGCTCTTTGCGGGGGCAACGTACAGGATGCGCCGCGGCTCCGCGACGCGGTGGGAGAACGTCTCGATCGCGGCCGACGCCGCGGATCCGTACGCGCTGGCCTCGATCGTGGGGCCGGGCTAAGGCACACACGCGGCCGCGGGTCCTTCCATGGGGCGGGGCCCCGGACAGTTTCCCACCGAGAGGTCGCGCGGCCCTTACAGAGTCCGTCCGTCCGCTGTCCGGCATGGCCCGATCCCGCACCCGCAAGCTGACCACCTCTAAGCCCTCCGCCACGGCCCTGCGCGCGGCCCTGCGTGCCGACCGCGTCGCGCGCGTGGCCCGCTGGATCCTCCAGGGCCGCTCCGAGCACGCAATCAGCGGTGCCTGCCGCCGGGCGTGGCCGCGCACTGCCGCCCAGCCCCTGATCGTCTCGGCCATGCAGCAGATCGCGGAGCAGGGCCAAGTCGACCCGGGGCTGGCCTACGGCTGGTGCGTCGAGGCCACGCGAGCCGTCTACCACCGCGCCCTCCGTGAGGGCGACCTCCCCGTCGCCCTGCGTGCCGTCAACCAGATGGCCGCGCTCACCCGCCGGCCGCCGGAGCCCTCGCCCGATCCCGAGCCTCCTGCGGGGGCCTGATCGTGGCGCTGTTCCGCCTCCCCGTCACCACCGCCAAGAAGCCCCGCGCCGCCGCCGCTCCGCCCAAGCCGGTCTGGGGCACGGCCGACGAGCGGGCCCGCGACGCCGCCCGCAAGCGTGCCGCCCGCGCCGCCGACCGCGACGTCCTCATCCCCGAGCTCGCCCCCGCCCAGCTCGCCCGCCGCGACTGGCTCGAGGCCCGCGTCGAACAGTGGCTCTACTACTACTTCCCCGCCGACTTCTCGCTGCCCTTCACGCCCGACCAGCGCGAGATGATCCAGGCCATCCTCTCCGCGGCCGAGGACGGCGGCGACCAAGCGATCGCCGCGCCCCGGGGCGAGGGCAAGAGCCTGATCGCCGAGCGCGTGGCCCTCTACTGCGTCCTCCGCGGCGTCGTCCGCTTCCCGATCATCTTCTGCGCCACGGGCACCGCGGCCGAGGAGATGCTGGAGAACCTCAAGGAGGAGCTCACCGAGAACGACCGGCTGCACGAAGACTACCCGGCCGTCTGCGTCCCCGTGCGAGCCTTGCAGGGCGCCCCGGCCCGCGCCCGCGCGATGACCGTTTCGGGGGCCGGCTACGATCGCCACCTGGCCGCCTTCCACTGGATGACCCGCCAGATCCGCCTGCCCCGTGTCCCCGGCTCCCGCGCCGGCGGGGCCGTGATCGCCACCCGCGGCCTCGACGGCGAAGTCCGCGGCCGCCGCGTCGGCAGCCTGCGGCCCGACCTGGCGATCATCGACGACCCCGACACCGAGATCACGTCCGCCACCGAGCTGCAGGCCGACAAGCTCGAGAAGAAGATCGACCGCAACATCGCCGGCCTCGCGGGCCAACAGCGACGCATCGCCCGCGTAATGCTCACGACGATTCAGACGCGGATCTCCGTCTCGGCCCGTTTTACCGATCCCAAGCAAAAGCCCTCCTGGAAGGGCCGCCGCTTCAGCTTCCTCAAACAGCCGCCCACGCGCCAGGACCTCTGGGACGAGTTCTGCATGCTCCGCCAGGGCGACCAGCAGAACGGCGACGAGTTCGCCCGCCGCGCCCACCAGTTCTACCTCGACCGCCGCGACGAGATGGACGCCGGGGCCGAGCTCTCCAACCCCCGCCGCTTCTCCGCCCGCCTCCTCGACGACGGCACGCAGGAGGAAGTCTCGGCGCTGGAGCGTTACTACAACCTCGTCTCGGACCTCGGCCAGGAGGCCGTCGACTGCGAGTACCAGAACAACCCGCCCGAGTTGGGCGGCCCCGAGGACGCCGGCCTCTCCGCCTACCGCATCCAGCGGCAGTTATCCGGCTACGCCCGCAAGCAAATCCCGCCGGGGTGCACTAACGTCGAGCAGGGCATCGACGTCGGAAAGCGGGCCCTGCATTTCGTCGTCCGTGCCTTCCGCGCCGACGGCACGGGCTACAACCTCGACTACGGCGTCCAGGAGACGCACGGCACGACCGTCGGCTCCGACGAGGGCCTCGACGTGGCCATCATCTCGGCCATCAAGGCCCGCTACGAGGCCTCCCAGGACCTCTACACCACCGTCGACGGCGAGATCCTCGCCCCAGACCTCACGCTCGTCGATGCCAGCTACCGCACCGAGGCCGTCTATCAGGCCTGCCGCGAGCTGGGGCTCGACTGCAAGCCGTCGATGGGCTTCGGCAAGTCGAGCGGCTGCGTGCAGGCCAAGTTCACCGCCCCGACCCGCGCGACCCGCGACAAGAAGCCGGGCGATCGCTGGTTCTTGAGTCGTCGCCCCAAGGGCGTCTGGCTCGTCTGCTTCGACGCGGACCATTGGAAAAACTGGGAGCACGACCGCTGGCTTACCGACCCGTCCCGCCCCGGGACCATGTTCAATTTCGGCGAGCCGAGCGGCGACCCGGACCATCTCAGCTTCGACGAGAAGGGCCATTTCTCCTACGGCAAGCACATCGTCGCCGAGCAGGAAGTCGAGGAGGTCGTCCGCGGCGTCCTCATTCGCCACTTCAAGGCCAAATCCGACACCAACCACTACCTCGACGCCTCCGTGCTGGCGGACGTCGCCGCCAGCATGAAGGGAATCCGCCTCCGCGGCGGCAGCGCAACACCGGCCGACCAGCCGCCCGCCGGCGGATGGTTTGCTGCCATGGACGGCCGCAACCCCAAGAAGTCCAAAAGGAGCCCCAAGAGATGACGTCCTACCTCCGCCTCGAGCCGGCCTGCGGCCCCGAGTGCCCCCGCTGCGGCTGCCGCGACGCCGAGATCCTGCAGCGGCCCATTTCGAGCGAAATGGATGCCGACCCCAAGCGCCGCCCCTGGTGGCCCACCGGCAAGGCCCGCTGCCGCCACTGCGGCATGCAGTTCGCCTTCCGCGAGATCCCCGCCCCGCCGCAGCCGCCCGAGCTGCCCGCCTATCCCGAGCCCGCCACGGATCCGCCCGCCGACGGGCCCCATCACCAGCCCTACCCGGTGCGTGCCTGCCCCGAGTGCGGCTCCCCGTCGGTCGTCGTGACCTCCAGCCCACGGCCCCGCCCGGGCCAGCCGCGGATCCGTCACCACCGCTGCAAGGATTGCGCGGCGACCTTCAAGAGTGTCGACGACCGCCAGCTCGAGCCGGAGGCCTCCTAGCATGCCCACCGCCAAGGCGTTCCCGTTGTCCGCCCTCCTCAGCGTCGTGACCGGCCGCCTCCTGGCCCTCGGCGAGCTCGTCGACCTGGAGGCTCACCTCGCCGGCCGGCCCGTCCAGCTCGCCGAGTTGGCCACCACGGCCCGCGCCCTGCGGCCGCGACTGCTGGCCCTGTTCCCCGAGCTGGCCGAGGCCCAAACACACCTCCCGGACCTCGACCGGCGACTGGCTGCCGCCGGCCGCCGCGCTCCGGTCGTGGCCGCCTGGCTGGCCGACGTCGCCCGATCCTGCGCCCTCCCGCCGAGCTACCGAGTGCCCGCCGGGGGCGAACCGCCCAACACGCCCTAATCGCCCCCGTGTCCGCCGCCTGCCCCGTTATTTTTCCAACGGGCTTTACAGATTCTGTAAAACCGGCGCGGCGAGCTTCCACGCGCCTCCGCGATACTCGCTCTCTATGAGCATCGCGCAGCTCGAAACGCTGTACTCCGCCGCGATCGCCGCCCTCGAGGCGGGCGACTACGCCACGGCCATCCTCAAGGCCACGGCCGCCAAGTTCCGCATCGCCACCACGCCGAACCTGGCCCGCAACCTGGCCGGCGGCGGCTCGCAGCAGATCAGTTGGAACGACGCAAGCGCGATCGACCGCTTTATTGCCGACTGCCGCCGCGCCGCCTCCGCCGCCACGGCCGCCAGCTCCGGGGCGTTCGCCCAGTCCAAGGTGACCTACGCCCGCTCGACCACCACGGACGACTACGAGTGACCGCCGCCATTGCCCAAAAGAGCCGCATCGTCGACGCCCAGGGCGACCCGTTCGTCCGCGCGGCCGGGCCCGACGGCGGCCCCCGCTACGAGACGCTGCCCAACTGGATGGCCAACCGCCACTGGGAGGCCGCCGAGACGAGCCGCCTGAACGAGGCGCACTGGACCTACGACAGCGAAGCCCCCATCAACGACTGGCTGGTCGACCACCTCTGGAAGATCCGCGCGAGGGCGATCTACGAGAGCCGCCAAAACGGCTTCCTGGCGGGCATCGCCAACACCCTGGCCGACGACGTCGTCGGCCCCGACGGGCCGCAGCTCGAGGTGCAGTCGGGGAACAAGGCCTACAACGAGGCCAAGGAGTCGGTCTGGCGGGAGTGGTTCAAGTCCCCGACGACCCGCGCCAACGTCTCTGGGGCGGCCACGCTCCGGCTCTGGGTCCGCAATTTCGCCCGCTGTGGCGAGTTCCTCTCCCGCATCATCACCGATCCGGCCGCCTCGGGGCCCGTCAAGATGCGGCTCTGGCTGACCCCGGCCCGCGACCTGGCCACGCCGGCCGGCCACGTCGCCGGCGGAAAGACCGTGCTCGGCGTCGAGCTCGACCGCTACGACCGCCCGGTCCGCTACTGGATCGCCGAGACCGCCGCCGACGGGATCTCGACGACCTACGCCCCCTGGCCCCCGGATCTCGTAATCCACGAATTTGTCCTCGAGGAGGAACAGCAGGCCCGCGGCTACCCCTGGCTCACGACCGCCCTGCAGCCGTCGGCCGATCTGAGGGACTACGACGATCAGGTCCAGGACGCCGCCCGCCAGATGGCCGACCAGGCCTCGCTGTTGTACTGCGAAAACCCCGACGAGCCGTGGCTCTCCCCCGAGTCGACGACGATCGAGCGGAGAACGATCAAGACGGCGCCCCCGGGCTGGAAACCCTTCCAGCTCCAGGCCTCGCAGCCGCCCGTCCAGTACCCGCAATACAAGCAGGAGCGCCAGGCGGAGATCGCCCGCGCGATCAATATGCCGCTTATGATCGCGCGGCTCGACTCGGCCCGGCACAACTACAGCTCGGCCCGTTTCGACGGCCAAGGCTACGCGCGCTTCGTCGCCTTCATCCAGCTCTTCCTCTCCGGCTCGCCCAAGAGCGTGGGCACGCTCGACCGCCTGGTCGACGAAGTCGAGCGCGAGGCCCGCTTCTCCGTCCCCGCACTCCGCGACCCGCCGCCGGATGCCCGCAACCACTGGACGTGGCCCGCCCGTCCGCACGTCGACCCCGGCAAGGAGGCCACTGCCTCCAAGATCCGGCTGGAGACGGGCCAGAGCACGCTCTCCGACGAGCTCGCCGAGCGGGGCCGCACGGTCGACGTCCACCTCGCCACGCTCAAGCGGGACCGCGAGGCCTTCGAGGCCGCCGGCCAGCCCATGCCGGCCTGGATGCGTGGCGAGACGGACGACACCGAAGTCGACCTCGACGAGGACGACGACGCCGAAAACGCAAAGGCAGCCTCGAACCATGAATGAACAGCTCCGCCAGGTGCTCGTCGACCATTGTGGACTGCCCGCCGATGCCAACGAGCAGGCCGCCCAGGAGTTTTATGCCGCCCTGCCGCTGGAGGCCAAGGGCCGGCTCGGCGTCTACCTGGCCGGCGGCGACACCGAGCACGCCCGCAGCGAGCCGCTCACCGTCCGCGAAGAGGCCACCCGCGACACCCGCGAGCTGACTGCCCGCACCTTCACGCTCCGCGCGGAGTCGCTCGACGAAAAGACCCGCAGCGTCGAGGCCGTGCTGGCCACCGACGACCCGGTCGCCGTCTGGGACTGGCGGGCCGGCGAGCTGATCGACGAGGTCCTGCGGATCGACGGCGCCGACGTCCCGGCCCAGGTCCCGATGCTCGACTCGCACTCCCGCTACTCGGCGCACAGCGTCTACGGATCGGTCCGCCAGATCCAGACGGCCGAGCACGAGCTGACCGGCCGCCTGCACTTTGTCGACGGCGACCCGGACGTCGAGCGGGCCTACCAGCGCGTGGCCCAGGGCCATTTGCGCGACGTCTCGGCCGGCTACCGCGTTTTGGAGGCCACCGACATCAGCCCCGGCGAATCGGCCACCGTCGGCGGCCGCAAGTACACGGCCGGAAAACTCGCGCTGAGAATCTCCACGCGCTGGGCGCTCAAAGAAGTTTCCCTTGTCCCGATCGGGGCCGACTCCCGCTCCAAGATCCGGCAAGACCCTCCCTCCACCACCAAGGAAACCAAGCCCATGGACCCCAAGCTCCGCCAGTACCTGGAATCGATCGGTCTGAAGGCCGACGCCACCGACGACGAGGCCCGCGCCTTCCACGACGGCCTCAAGGGCCAAGAGCGGGCCGAGGCCGACCGCATCGCCAAGGGCGGCAGCACCGGCGACAACGTGCGGACCGATCCGCCCGCCGACCCGCCCGCCGATCCCCCGAGCGATCCCGGCCGCTCCAACCCGCCCGCCGATCCCCCCGTCGACGCCGCCGAGGTCGCCCGCCTGGCCGTGGCCGCCGAGCGGGACCGCATCCGCCAGCTCCGCGAGTTGGCCGGCTCCGACGTCCCCGAGGCAATCCGCGAGCGGGCCGTCAGTGAGGGCTGGACGATCGAGAAGGCCAAGGGCGAATTTCTGGCCGCCGTCCGCGAGTCCCGCCAGCCGGGCGACGCCGTCCCCGGCGGCCCCGCCATCCACAGCCGCAGCCGGGAGGCCGACACGCACGTCCGCAGCCTCGCCGCCGGCACCCTGATCGGCCAGGGCCTCGACCCCACCCAGTGCTCGCTCTACCGCGGCCGCGGCCTCCCCGGTCCCGACGATCGCTTCAGCGAGCAGGACGCCGACCAGGGCCACCGCTTCCGCGCGCTCTCCGCGGTCGACCTCTTCCGTGAGTGCGTCCGCCTCGATACGGGCCGCTTCCACCTCTCCATCGAGGACGCCTTCGACGCCGCCCGCGCCGCCCCCTCCGGCGCGGCCCTCTCCTACGTCTTTTCGACCAACGTCTACGCCCGCCTCCTGGAGGGCTGGACCACGGCCGGCGACTCCACCGTCGGCTGGGTCGACGAGGAGGACGTCCCCAACTTCATGGAACAAGAGGACATCTCGCTCGCCGCCAACGCCCGCCTCGAGAAGCTCCCGCGGGGCGACACGGCCAAGCACGCCACGGCCTCCGACTCGCACGAGACCTACAAGATCGGTCGCTACGCCAAGCAGTTCGTCGTCGACGAGCAGGACGTAATCGACGACCGGCTCGGCGCGATCATGCGGATGCCCGTCGAGATGGGCGAGGGCGCCCGCAACCTGCGGCCCGACCTGCTCTACAGCCTGATGCTGGAAAACCCGACGATGACCGACACGGGCGCCGTCTTCAACAACACGGCCGTCACCACGGCCGGCGGCCACGCGAACCTCGGCACCGCCGCGCTCGACTCGTCGGCCCTCAAGGCGGCGATCACGGCCATGGTCTCGCAGCGGCTCAACCGCACCGCCAGCGACCCCGGCCGCCAGTTGCTGATCCGGCCCAAGTTCTTGATCGTCCCCGCCGACCTCGAGTGGACGGCCCGCGAGCTCACGGCCTCGGCCGCCCTGGCCAAGCTCTTCGCCGATTCGGCCGATCCCTGGTACACGCAGCTCAACCTGCTGGCCAAAGAGGGCCTCCGCGTCGTGCCCGACGACCGCATCGGCGCGATCGGCGTCCTCGACCCCCGCACGGGCGTGGCGCGCACCGGCTCCGCGACCAACTGGTTCCTGGCCGCCGGCGGCCGCCGCGGGCTCCGCGTCGCCTACCGCCGCGGCACGGGCCGCCAGCCGACGATGCGGCAGTTCGTGCTCGACAAGGGCCAATGGGGCCTCGGCTGGGACATCAACCTCGACATCGGGGGCGTCTTCACCGAGTACCGCACCTGGTACAAGTCCACCGGCGCGGCCTAAGCCACGCCCGAATTCACCCTACCGCTGACCCCGCAATCAGCCACCCCAAACCAATTTCCCATTTTCGACCGCAAGGAACCCCACCATGTCCGCAGAAGCCGTGCTTTCCAAAGACGCCGACACGATCGACGTCTCGACCCCCGCCGCCGGCTACTCGTCCGGCGAAGTCATCCAGTTGACCGACGGCCGCGCGGCCGTCGTCTTGGGCCTCCAGGCCCTCGTGAGCGGCGACCCGGCCGCGCTGAAGACCTCCGGCCAGTTCACCGTCGCCAAGACGGCCAACGTCGTCGTGCTCGAGGGCGATCTCCTCTACTGGGACCGCTCGGCCGGCACGGCGACCCCCTTGAAGGCCGCCGCGGGCGCCGACTTCGCCATCGGCGTGGCCGTCGCCGACGCCACCGCCGCGGCCACCACGGTCGTCGTCGACCTGAACGTCAAGCCCAACTACACGATCGACCTCTTCCGCGACCCGACCGAGACGGTCATCGTCCTCACCTCGGGCACGCCGACCGTCGTCCACCGCGGCGGCTCGATCGCGATGACCTTCTCCGCCACCGCCGAGGCGCAGAAGTGCGACGTCCTCTCGGTGCACTCGGTCCCGGTGACGATCCCCTTCATCGTCGAGGGCCGATCGGCGATCTACGACATCGGCGACGACGGGGCCCTGGACATCAACCTCGGCATCGCGAACGCAACGCACGCCACCGACGCCGACTCGATCACCGAGGGCTGCTTCTTCCACCTCGACGGCACCGCGCTCTCGATCCTCGCCGAGTCCGACGACGGCACCACCGAGGTCGCCGCCACGGACACCACCGTCGACGCCGTCGACGACACTTATTTCGACTGGCGCATGGACTGCCGCGACCTGGAGGACATCAAGCTGTACATCAACGGCGTCCGCGTGCTGGACGACAGCACGTTCAAGCTCGACGCGGCCACCGGCCCCATGAAGCTGTTGGCCCACATCGAGAAGACGGCCAACGACACCACGGCCGACGTGCGAGTCGCGCACATGGCGATCCGCTGCACCGACCTGGCCAGCTAGCCCACAGCGGGCAGGATCCGCGGGCCGCCGCTCCTTCGGCCCCGGATCCTGCCCCGTGTGTTTGCAGACCGGAAAGACACCCCCGACCGACCCATGGCCAATTTCGACACCGACTTCGCCGCCGCCGACAGCCTCTTGGCCGAGGCCTTTGGCGACACCGTCACGCTTTCCCGCGGTTCCGAGACCGCCAGCGTGACGGCCGAGCTCGTGATGCGCGACGTCCAGGCCCGCGACCGCTCGGGATTCGTGACCACCGTCCAGACGACCGACTTTTTGATTGCGGCGGCCGACTACGACTTCGGCGACGGGGCCGTCGAGCCCCGCCGCGGCGACCGCATCGAGATCACGATCGCCGACGTCGCGCACACGTTCGAGGCCAAGCCCCAGGGCGACCGACCCGAGGCCGAATGGGCCGACGCCTCCGCTACCCAGTGGCTGGTACACACCAAGCACGTTTCCCCGTAGATCTCCATGAGCACGACCTGCGAGCTCGTCCAAGTCGCCGACGCCGTGGCCGCGGAGCTGAACGCCGAGAGCTTCAGCCTCCCGTTCACCGCGGTCCGCCACTACGAGACGGCGATGGAGCTCGAGGAGACGGGCGAGATCGCGGTCGACGTCGTCCCCGTCTCGCCCGGCATGGAGGAGGAGAGCGACACCACGCTCCGCTTCGACTCGGCCGTCGACGTCGCCGTCCGCTACAAGTTCACCTCCGCCGACACCGACCCGGCCACCGGGCGGATCAACACGCTCGCCGTCGACGACCTTTTGAACCTCGTCCAGGAGTTGGGCCGCTTCCTCTCGCTCCGCCGGCTGACCGAGTTCGACGCCGTCTTTGTCTCGATCGAGACCATGTTCGGCTGGGTCCCCGATCACCTCCAGCAGTGGAGCCAGTTCACGAGCATTTTTCGCGTCACCTACCGCACGAGCCTCCCGGCCGAGGAGGCGGCATGATCGGGCTCAGCTACCGCCTCGACCTCGAGCTCCAGCGTGTCGCCGACGCGGCCGACAAGGCGGCCGACAAGGCGATGCGGCCGGTGGCCTACGCCGCGGCCCAGGAGGCCAAGCGCTCGATCCGCCGCACGCGGAGCCGCAAGCCGGCCCCCGAGGGCCAGCCCCCGCGGACCCGTACGGGCCGCGCGAAGAAGGCCGTCCGCTACGCCATGGAGATCCGCGGCTACCAGTACGTGGTCGGCTTCGCCGCCAGCGTCATCGGCCAGGCCATGGGTGCCCACGAGCGCGGGGAGACGTACAAGGGCACCGCCTTCCCCCAGCGGCCCACGATGGGCCCCGCCCTTGCACACGTCGGCCCCCTGCTCGGTCGCACCTGGGAGGGCCGCATCGGCGACTGACCCCACCCGCCCCAAACACCTTTCCCGCTTCCAAAGGAAACCACGATGGGAACCAAAAACACCAAGATGGCCTTCGAGGGCCTCCTCTACTACGGCACGGCCGGCAGCACCGCCGACACGCTGATCGAGAACGCCCGCGAGAAGACCTTCAAGCTCGACAAGGAGACGGGCGACACGTCCGTCTCGGGCGACGGCACGGGGCCCAGCGTCAACTCGTCCCGCGTCACGGCCCTGAGCTGCTCGATCGAGTGGAGCATGGTCAACCGCGCGGACGACACCACGCTCACCGCGCTTCTGACCGCGGCCGCCGCCGGCACGCCCGTCGCGCTCCGCGGGAAGGACTATTCCTCGGGCAAGGGCCCCGACATGGACTTCGTCCTCTCCGTCGAGCTCGGGCAGCCGTTCAAGGGCGAGCAGACCTACAAGTTCTCCGCCGAGCCGACCGACGAGGCCGAGCGGGCCCCCGCCCTGGCCAACCTCTACTGCTAAGCCACCCATCCACCACCGAGGCCACAGAGGACAGAGAGGACGTGTAGGGGAGAAAAGGAAAAATGGAGAAAGGGAAAAGAAGAACAATAGGGCTCGTGTCGAAACTCCTCCCTTCTGTTTCCCCCTTTTCCCCTCTCCCCATTTCCCCCTCACATCCTTCCCGTCCGTCTCCGTGCCTCCAGCCTAGGGAAATGTTATGAGCAAGAAAGGCACTTTCGCGGTCGTCATGTCGATCGCGGGCCGCACGCTGAAAAACGACCCGCTCTCGCTGACGGCCGACGCCGACGCCGGCTACGAGATCACGCTCCCGGCGGCCAAGGCCGGCACGCTCTCCACGCGGACCGGCGACGGCGAGGGGATCCTGACCCTTACCGAGGGTCACGGCCTCAGCTCCGGGAACGTCGTTGACATCCACTGGAGCGGCGGCTGCCGCTACAACGTCACGCTCGACTCGGACGACACGACCACCGTCGGCTTCGACGACACGCCCACCGCCTCGGGCGACGTCCTGCCCGCCGCCGAAACCGTGATCTACGTCACGACGCGGACGCAGATCAACTGCGCGATCGACGGCGATAACGTGGCCATGTTCGGCGTCAACTGCGACCAGAACGCGCACGTCCTGTTTGAGGACGCCGACGGCGACGACATCAAGGCCTACCGCCTCACCGCCGACAACCCGGAGACCTGGAACAGCTCTTCGGGCGAGACCAATCCCTTGACCGGCGACCCGATCACGGTGGCCTATGCCACCAACGGCTCCGCCACGGCCTCCACGCTCGAGATCCTCGTCCTGCAGGACTCCACCCCGTAGCCTCGCTGCCGTTTCCTCCGTTTCCTCCTGTTCCAAAACCCTCCCCCCATTTCGCACGAAATGCACAGCTTCACCGACACCGCCGGCCGCCCCTGGCAGATCGCGCTCACGATCGGCGACATCCAGCGCGTGAAGGGCTCGTCCTGCGCCGTCGACCTCCTGCAGCCGGCCCTTGCCCGCGACGGCCGCCCGATCGAGCCCGACCAGGCCCGCGCCGTCGCGAACCTCTCGATCGCCCTGCAGACGGACATCCTCTTCTTCTACGACGTCTTGCAGGTGCTCCTCGAGCCCGACGCCGAGGCGGCCGGCGTCGACCCGCGGGAGTTCGGCCGCGGCCTGGCCGGCAAGGCCCTCTTCGAGGCCCACGCCGCTTTCCTCCAAGAGTGGCGCGATTTTTTCGTCGACTTGGGCCGCCCCGCCGAGGCGGCCGTGATCCAGACGACGGGGCAGATCGTCCAGGCGGCGTACAAGCTGGCGGAGGACGCGACGCAGACGTTCGACATGGAGGTCGTGATCCGGGAGATCGCCCACAAGCTCGAAAGCCTGAACCAGACGACGACCGACCGTACCAGCCCGGCGACCACTGGCGGACCGTCTACCGCTGGGCCGGCGTCCTGAGACTCGACCCGCGGCCCTTCACCTACGGCCAACTGGCGACCATGGCCGAGGTGCAGTACGAGATCACAAACGATTTTGCCCGGCTCGTGGCCGCCTGCCTGGGCGTCGACCTCGACGGCGAGGCAACCCAGGCCGACGTGATGCCCTACAACCCGGCCGTCCTCGAGGCGATCGCCTCCAGCGGCCACGCCCTCGCCCACTAACGCAGCAGAGCCCATGAGCAGCGGTGCCAACGTCCGAGCCGGCCGCGCGTTCGTCGAGCTTTTCGCCGACAAGTCCAAGCTCGTCAAGGGCCTCAAGTCGGCCGAAAAAGACCTCAAGGCCTTTGGGGCCGGCGTCACCCGCATCGGCGGCACGATCGCCGCCGCCGGCGCCGCCATCGTCGCCCCCATCGTGGGCGCGGCCGCCAAGTTCGCCAGCTTCGGCGACAACCTCAACAAGATGGCCGCCCGCACGGGCGTCTCCGTCGAGGCCCTCTCGCAACTCAAATTCGCCGCCGAGCAATCGGGCGCGTCGATCGAGGATCTTGGCGCCGTGCTCCAGAAGATGAACCGCCGCGTCGGTCGCGTCACCGCCGGGGCGGGTTCCTCCGTCGAAACCGCGGCCCTGGAAGAGCTGGGGCTCTCGATGGAAAAGCTCCAGGGAATGAACGCGGAGGAGCGCTTTCTGGCGATCGCCGACGCAATGGCCAACTACGGCGACAACGCCGCCGCGGCCGGCCTGGCGCAACGCGCGTTCGGCACGGGCGTCGACAAGCTCCTGCCGCTCATCTTCTCCGGCCGGGAGGGGATCAAGCAGCTCCGCGAGGAGGCCCAGCGGCTCGGCGTCACGATGAGCACCGAGGACGCCGACGCGGCCGCCGAGTACACGGACGCCATGAACCGCCTCAAGCGCTCGCTGGAGGCCGCCTGGCAGACCGTGGGCGCGGCCGTCGCCCCCGTGCTGACCGAGCTCTCCAATCGGCTCGCCGCCGCCGCCGGCAAAGTCCGCGAGTTCATCGCCGAGCACCGCGAAGTGATCGTGACCGCGCTCAAGGTCGGGGCCGTGATCGCCGCCGCCGGCACGGCGATCGCCGGCATCGGCGCCCCCTTCGTGACGGCCGGCTTCGTGATCGGCACGGTGACCACGGCCGTCACGACCCTCTCGACCGCCTTCGCCTTCCTTGCGGCAAACCCGCTCGTGATCGTGTTCACCGGCATCGTCGCCGCGGCCGGCCTGGCCACCGCCGCCATCATGCGTTCGGCTGTTCACGTCGACAAGATCAGCGACAGCATATCACGATGGCGGCAGAAACAGGACGAGCTGCGGGCGAGCACAATGAACCAGTTCGCCACCCTCACCGACCTGGCCGACAAGGAACGTCTGACCAACGAGGAAATGGACAAGGCCGAAGGCATTATCAGCCGGCTCGAAATGGCCTACGGCGATTTGGGGATCACCCTGGACCGCACGCAAGGCAAACTCTCCGGCGTCGCCGAAGCGCAGGCCGCCGCCAACAAACAGATGCGAGCCGCCGCCCTGCACGAACTCAAGGCGGAGCTGAAGGAACTCGAGCGGACCATGGCATCCGTCAACCAGGAGGCCGCCGGCGGCAACCTGGGGGCCGCCTTCGGCGGGTTCCTGGAGGGCGGCTTCAAGGGCATGGATGAGGCCGAGGCCGACTGGCAGCGCGAAAAGATGCAAGAGAACATCGCGCTGAGCGAGAAGTATCAGGCCATATTGGCCCGCATCCGCGCCCTGGAAGGGGGCGACGTGGACGCGCTTTCCGGGGGCGCATCGCCCGCAGACGCCGCCCTGCCCGACCTGGCCCCGCGCAACGAGGAGGCCACCCAGCTCACCAAGCTGCACGACCAGCGCATGGACCAGATCGCAGAGGAGGAGGCCGCCGAGCTGACCCGCATCCGCGAGAAGTACGCCCTCGAAAAGCAGCTCCGCGAGCGCGTGGGCGCCGACGTGGCCCCCATCGAAAGGGCCCAGGCCGAAGAGGAGGCCGCGGCCCGCGAGACCTTCACCGGCCGCCGTGGTGCCGAAACCGAAGATTACGGCAGCAAGCTGGACCAGCTCGCCGGCGGCCCCGAAGACGCCCTGGCCCAGGCCCGAGCGCGGGCCGACTTCGAAGCCGGCCTGGCCGAACGCCTGGCCGACCTCAAAATCCGCCTCATCGACAACGAAGAGGAGCGGGAGATTGCGTCGATCAAGCGCCGCTATGCCGCGGACCGCGAGCAAGCCGAGAAGATCGGCGCCGACCTGGCCGCCCTGAACCAGGCGGAGAAGCTGGAGATCGGCGGCGTGAAAGACCGTCACGAGGAGGAGAGGACCACCGAGCGGGAAACGGCCCGCGAGCGGATCACGGACGAAATCGAGCGCAACACGATCCTCCGGGACAAGGAAGGCCTTGACCAGCAAATGGCCCTCATCAAGCTCGACGAGAAAAAGGCGCTCCGCGAGGCCGGCGAGACGGGCGTCCCGATCGACAAGATCGTGCAGCAGTTCGCCCTCCGCCGCCAACTGGCCGCCAAAGATTTTGCGGCCCAGAACCAGCAGGCCGAGCGGACCGCCAGCCCCACCGGGACCTTCTCCGCCGCCGCCCTGGCCGTCATGGGCGGCCCCAAAGACGCCGAAGAGCGGACCGCCAAGAACACCGAAAAGACCGTCGGCAAGCTCGGCCAACTCCTGGGCAAAACCGACGACGTGATCAACGGCCTCGGAAACGTCAAACCCAAGTTTGC